ACATCTGCATTGCCCGCGTCTATAAGGATTACCGCACGCTGCACTGCTTCGTCGACCGCACCAATGGCGAAGTGCTTCGCGGCAGCTGGAAGCAACCCCGCCATACTCAAAAGTCGCGCGGCAACATCTTCGACGCCAACAATGGCCTTGGCTCGATGGGAAAGTACGGTGCGGCCTATTTGCGCTAAGCCAAGTCACGGCGCCGCTCGCGAGGGCGGCGCCCACTTTTTCTGATCTGATTTCCCGTTTGTCAATTTGCCCCATTGAAGACCAGAGCCGAGTGCCATGAGCCGTGGCGGACGTGCATCGCGAGACAAGGGCAACAGAGGCGAGCGTGCCGTCGTTCGCTTCCTGCAGGAGCGCGGCATCGCCGCCGAGCGCGTGCCTCTTTCTGGCGCCTCGCACGGCCGCTTCGGCGGCGATGTATCCATCCCGCTGCTCGGGACCGATCGCCGCGCCGAAGTGAAGTGCCGGGGCAACGGATTCCGCGAGTTGTATCGCTGGCTCGAGGGGCACGATTTTCTGATCGTTCGTGCCGATCGCCGTGAGCCCCTCGTCGTCATCCCGCTCAAGCTTGCCGCCGAAATCGCCATGGCCGCGGAGCGCAGCAAAGGGGGCGCGCCATGAGGATCATCACCGCGGACGAGCGCCTCGCAGAGAAAGGCGGCCCGAAGATTCTGGTCGTGGGTCCGAGCGGCGTTGGCAAGACCAGCCTCTTGCGTACGCTGAGCGCTGAAATGCTCGCCACCACGCTGTTTGTGGACATCGAGGCTGGCGATATCGCCGTGGCCGACCTGCCGGTCGCCAGTGTGCGCCCCAGGACATGGTCCGAATGCCGCGACATCGCGTGCATTCTCGGCGGCATCAATCGTGCCCTGCCGCCGACCGCGGCCTATTCGGAATCGCATCATGCTGAGGTGATGAAGAACCCCGAGCTCGCGCAGCTTGCGGCCTATCGCATCCTGTTCGTTGACAGCCTGACTGCGGCCGCCCGGCTCAGCTTTGCAGCGGCAGAGTTGGCACCGGAGGCGACCAGTGATCGCGGGCGCAAGGATTTGCGCGCGATTTACGGCGCGCACGCCCGCAGCACGGTGCAGTGGCTCAATCAATTGCAACACGCGCGCGAGAAAACCGTGCTGCTCGCAGCGGTGTTGGAGAAGAACACCGACGAGTTCAACGTCTCGACCTGGCAGCCCCAAATTGAGGGCGGCAAGACTGGCCGCGAGTTGCCGGCGATCGTCGACGAAATCATCACCATGACATGGGTCGATTTCGGCGATCGCAAGCCGATACGCGCGTTCATCTGCACGAGCCCTAATGCTTGGGGCTATCCCGCCAAAGACCGTTCCGGCCGGCTCGAACAACTCGAGCCACCGAACCTCGGCGCGCTGATCGAAAAGCTCTCCCGTCCCGGCGAGCGCAAACCGTTCACCATCGTTTCATCCGAGCAACCCGCTCAACAGTAGAGGAGGCGCACCATGCCCTACGATTACTCTGATGCCCCGCCGCCGCGCGAGTTCGACCTCATTCCGCACGGCACGATCGCAACCGTCACAATGCACCTTCGCGCCGGCGGCGTCGGCGAAGATGGGATGTGCAAGCGTTCAAAGGACGGCGGCTGCGAGATGCTCGACGTCGAGTATGTCGTTGTCGATGGGAAGTATGCCCGGCGAAAGTTCTGGAGCAACATGATCATGTCGGGCACCACCGACGGACATGCCGAAGCCGCGAAAATTAGCCTCGGCACGCTGCGGACCATTCTCGAATCTGCGCGCAACATCCGGCCCGACGACCTGAGCCCGGCGGCGCGCGCGGCGCGCACCGTGAGCCTCAAGGACTTCGACGGTCTGACCTTCGTCGTGAGGGTCGGCATCGAGAGGGGCGGGCCGAATAAGGATAAGCCGGGCGAGAATTGGCCGGACAAAAATATTATCGCCGCGGTCATCACGCCCGACAAGAAAGAATGGAAGCCGGTCGAGCAGGCGCCGCCGTTCGATGGTGGAGGCGGAGCTCAAGCCGCGGCGCCCGCCAATGCTGCGCCCCCCATCGCACGGCCGGGATGGGCGTCGTGAAGAAGCTCCACACCGTTGGCGAGGTCTCGCTGTCCGCGATCGAGGACCAGCGGCAGCGAGACTCCACCGCCGCCGCCATTGCGGGGGCGCGTGAGGTCGTCCGGAACGGCCCCATCCCGTCCGGTACACCGATCGGGCGATTGAGCGACATCGAATGGGGATGGATCCTTGCTGCGATTTTGTTCGCCTGGATTGGCACGCGCGCCGAACAGGCGACTGCGGAAAATCTCGACACCGAGCGCACCATCAGGATGACGGCGCTCGATCCGCAGCCATGGGACGCTGGCTGTGTCGCGGCGATCCTGCCCGAGCTCGCGGATACCTGCGCCATCGACTGGTCGCAGCCGCTCACAGCCTGGCCGCGGGACACCATGATCGAGTTCCTGCTCGCTGCCATGAAGCTCATTCGCAAGGCGACCATCGCGCGCGACTTGAGCGACAAGGGTGTCACGCGTCAGTCGAGCGCCAGCACGATCGCGCGCCAAGCGAACGCCGCGAGCGGCGGACCATTGATCGCGCCTGGCGATCCTGACGACGAGATCGTTCTTTAGGAGATGAGTTATGGCCGAACACGAATTTTGTATTGGCTTATCGTCGGACTGGCTCACCCCGCCCGAAACTTTCGCAGGACTTAAGCGGGGCGGAATTGAGATGTTCGATCTCGACGTCGCGCATCCTCCTGCTGGTGCTCTATCTTTTGTGCCATGTCGCAAGTTCTACACTGCCGAAGACGACGGCTTGCTGAAACCGTGGCAGATCAACGAAGACCGGCGAACACTCGTCTGGGGAAATTTTCCATTCGGTGGCCGGCGCGGACAGGTGCCGTGGCTCCAACGGTTCTTTGAGCACAACTACGGCATCGCACTGGTTGCCGCTCGCACATCGGCCGATTGGTTTTGCGAGGTCGTCGCGCCGAACGCGCAATTGCTTCTTTTTCCATACGGCAAAGTCAAATTTTATCGGCCCGACGGCTCGATCGGCAAAGAGCCCGGAACCGGTGTCGTGCTGATCGGCGCGGGCGATGTCGCCTGCAATGCCCTCCTCAAAAGCGGCCTCGGCTGGTGCGCTCCGATCATTGAGCCGGGCCGCGTGCAGTTGCCCTTCGACTGGCGCGGGCGGGCGCATGTCTCGCTCACGGAGGCCCATCATGAGCATCCGTAGCGAGTGGGAACTGATGGTCGATGAAGGATTGCTCGTGCCCACCGGCGAGATGCGCCCCGACAGCAAGGGCGAGCTCCAGCCGGTCTACGTGCTCAGCGAGCGGGCGAAAATTCTGTACACCGTAATGTCCGCTGAGTTGTCAAACGGGCTTTGCGAGGAGTGCAGCGCTATTCTCGACGGAGCCTGCTGTGCTTAATCTCAACCGTGCCAGCCTTTCGCTTGAACCGATCAACGGCGCCATTAACGACGCGATCGAACGCGCCGCGGCGACCGCGGCGGAATTACCGCGCCCTTATCTTGGCGCGAGCATCGTCGGGCACGAATGCGCGCGGCGCATTCAGTACGATTGGTGGTGCAAGCCCGTGCTCGCGGCCAGGACGCGCGAAATCTTCGACCGCGGACACTATTTCGAGGAGCGTGCGCGCCGGCATCTGGCGGCAGTCGGGTTCAAGTTTGCGCCGCCCGAGGCGCTGGCCTTCAGCGCCGCGGGTGGTGCGCTGCGCGGCCACGCCGACGGCATCATCATTCACGGCCCCGACCTGCCGGGCGCCTATGTGATCTATCCGCTGGTATGGGAGCATAAGGCTCTCAACGCCAAGGGCTGGCGCGAGGTCGAGCGCGACGGACTCGAAAAGAAATACCCGCATTATCTCAGCCAGGTTTGCCTCTATCAGACCTACCTCGACGTCACCAATCCCGCGCTGTTCACGGTCACGAATGCCGATACCTGCGAGTGGTTGCACTTCTTCGTGCCGTACGATGCTGAACGTGCGCAACTGTGGTCTGACCGCGCCGTCAATATCATCGAGGCCACGCGCGCCGGGGAGCTGCTGCCGCGCGCCTATGACGACCCCACGGATTGGCGATGTCGGATGTGCCCGCACAAAGAACGGTGCTGGAGGTAAGCATGGGCAAGCTTGTCGACATCGCCGGAAAGCGATTTGGCTGCTGGACGGTTCTTGCGATCCATCCAGAGCGAGATCGTAGCAGACATGTTCTTTGGCGTTGTTGTTGTGACTGCGGCCAAGAACGCGTCGTGCGAGGGGTCTCTTTACGCCGAGGCAATTCAACCACCTGCGGATGCGTTCTACGGGAGATAGCAAGAAAACGCTTCACAAAGCACGGCCTGTCTCGGAGTCGCGCTTATCGTTGTTGGGACAACCTACTGCAACGCTGCTTTAATCCCCAACACCCCTGGTACTCTTATTACGGCGGTCGCGGTATCGGCGTTTGCGAAGAGTGGCTCACCTTCTCGGGTTTCTACAGCAGCGTCGGCGATCCGCCGCCTGGCATGTCGCTTGATCGCCGTAATAACGACGGCAATTACGAACCAAGCAATTGGCGATGGGTGCCTCAATCGGTGCAAAATGCCAACCGTCGGCGTCAGGGGTGAGCCATGGCGCTGCCGCGCGAGCTCGCCGCCAAGCTTGCCAAGCCGATCCGCTTGCTGGCGTCGGACAGCAGGGGCGAGGCCTTCGCAGCCCTATGCGCTATCGCGCGTCTGCTCGAAGCCTATAACCAAAGCTTTCACGCGCTTGCCGAGCACGTTGAGAACGGCGGCCTGACCGAAGACTATAAGCAAAAAGTTCTCGCCGAGGTCGAGAACGCGCGCGCCATTGGTTACGCCGAAGGCGTCGCAGCCGCAGAGGCCAAGCAGCACGGGACCGGCGCCTTCCGTAACACCGATGGCGCGCCCGAATGGTCGGAGGTTGCGCTCTACTGCCAGCGCCAAAAGCATCGGCTGCCGGATAAGCACCACGAGTTCGTTGACGACATGGCGTCGCGCACCGTGTACGGGCGCGAGCCAACTCCAAGGCAACACCAGTATCTCCACAGCCTGTTCTACAAGCTCGGAGGAAAAATCACATGAGCCCGCAGTCGCAATCGAATGCCGCACCCAATGAGCTCGACGCTGCGCTCGAATATGCGCGCAATGGCATCCCGGTCTTTCCCTGCAATCCGCTCGACAAGAAACCGCTCACCCCTAACGGCTTCAAAGACGCGACCACCAACGAGGCGCAAATTCGCACGTGGTGGCAGCGGTGGCCGAACGCCATGATCGGCGCCCCCACTGGCTCCGCGAGTGGCATGTGGGTTGTCGACACCGACAAGAACCCGATCAAAAAGATCG